GATACGTTCAACTTGCGCCAACGCGCAACCCGTTCAATTACGATTGGTTTGAACAGACAAATCGTAATGTTTCTACGGGTTGGTTGACATTATCCGAAATTCGGGAACAGCTAAATTTGTATTCTGATACAAGTCAGGATACTTATTTGACTTCGCTTGAACTAGCAATTCGCATGGCAATTGAAGATTATTTAGGTGCGCCAATTGTGACGGTGCAATACAAATCTTATTATGGTCTTTCTGCTTTGTACGGTTCACCATTGTCATTGGATTTGCCTGAGACATCACAAGGTGGCGTGACCATTAATAGCGTTCAGTATTACAGCGATGCAACACCAACGGTGCTGACAACAGTATCGGCATCTGCTTATTATTACGATCCAACAGGGCGCAAAGTAATTTGCTCTGATCTGCCGACAAGCATTAACACGCAAATGACTTCGCCAGTAATTGTGACGTATACACTTGCGGCATCACCATTTGCAACATATCCGGTTATTAAACAAGCTGGTCTGCTTTGGTTTACGCATTTGTATAACAGCAGGTCTGCGGTGGGTGATACAGTCGGCGAAAGAGCACAGATACCATTGGGCATTGATGTATTGCTGCGCCCATATAAACCGTTGGTGATGTAATGGTTGCAAGATATGAGGAAGCACAGGTCTATACTTTGGGGTTTACAACTTCGGCTTATGGCGATACGGTAACAACAAAGACTTTAAAGTTTCAGAGCAAAGCAGAAATTAAAGAAGTAAAAAACGATTTAAGAATCACAGAAAAATATCGAGTGTATGCTGGCATAATTAATTTAACTTTTAATTACACACCATTTACGCGAGATATGTACGACAACCAGAATTTATATTCTATTGTTTGGCGCGGATTAGATTGGCGAATTGATAGCGCAATGGAATCAAACGACAGAATGAAAGTGACGTTTTTGTGTTATCACAATGATCCATCAACACAGGTTTAAACAATGGCTGGTCAAAACAATGTCAGTGATTACGCACTAGCAATACAAGCGCAACTGACATCGACAGTTTCGCCGGTTCCTGTATACGGGTCATTCAATCGAAACTTTGCATCACAACAGAAATTTGTAACATGGAATTTGCGTAATGTTCATCAACCAGTTTATACGGGCAATACGCAATCGGTCAAAGGAATAGACAGACCAATATTCCAGACCAATATATATGCTGGCACATTGCAAGAAGCATTCAGCATAGCAAATACAATAATACAGGCATTGCATGGATACAGTGGGCAGTTTGGTGGGGTAAGTGGATTTTATGTAAGTAAGATTGATATTGATTTTTTGTACAACACATACGAAAACGATATTAATTTACATTCCATTTATCTGGATTGCACAATGGACATTCCGACATAAAATAACTTTTTAACTTTTTTGAGGAATTAAAAATGGCACTTCCAAATAAAGTATTGCCGGGCTTTTCGGCTTCGCTATATTGCCAACCAACGGCAACACCAACTCCATTAACAGTCGCGCAATTGTCGCTTGTGGCAAGCGTATCGCCTATTGCTGTAATTGGTAACCTGCTGCCCGTTGAGGCGATTCCAGCATTCGGGCAGGATGATGGGGTTGCAAACTTTTCTGTGGCTGGCGCAAGACAATCCGACAAAATCCCGGTGCAGTCTGCGCCTACATCCTTGTCAATTACTGCCGCATGGAATCCTTCAGACGCTAACCTGCTGCTGATGCGCGGTGATGCGTACAGTGGGGTTGTTGATCGTACATTTGTGATTGCTGCTGTTGATGGCGCAAATATTGTTTACTACGCATTTAATGGTCGCGTAAGTCAATTTAATATTGATCCTGCGCCGGGTGCAGAAGCAAAATGTATGTTTACAATTCATCCTCGCGGCGGTCAATTTGGCTGGTCAAATAACGTCTAATTAGGAAAAGATCATGGCAATCCCAAATAAAGTATTACCCGGCTTTAGCGCATCACTTTGGATGCAGTCGGCGGCAACGCCTACGCCATTGTCAACGGCCAACCTGTCGGTATGGGCTGCACAGGTGGCGGCTATTGTCGGCACATCAGCAGGTGGTACAGGTGTAAACGGTGTTGCGGTTCCTGTTGAGGCGATCCCGGCTTTTGGTCAGGATGATGCAGTGGCAAACTTTTCGGTTGCCGGTGCGCGTCAATCGGATAAGATTCCTGTGCAATCTGCCCCGACTTCGCTATCAATCACGGCAGCATGGAACCCATCTGATGCTGCGTTGCTTCAAATACGCTCAGACGCATATAGCGGCATTGTGGATCGGACTTTTGTTATTGCTGCGGTGGACGGTTCAAACACAATCGCTTATGCATTTAATGGTCGGGTTTCTCAATTTCAAATTGATCCTGCTCCCGGCGCAGAGGCCAAATGCGTATTCACTGTACATCCTCGCGGTGGTCAGTACGGCTGGTCTAACAACTAAAACAATCGCCCCTTCGGGGGCTTTTTTACATGAGAATATATGACAACACAAATCAACAACAACAGCGATTTGCTTGGGTATTTGCTTGAGCAATCGCTGATTGCACCTAAAAGCTGGTTCGGCTTTCCGCAACAAAAACTGACGGGCATTTCGCTGGTTCATGCTATTGCAGCGAATCATGCTGATAAAATGACACCGCAAGAGATTGTTCAATACGTATCTGATTTGAACAACGAAATATATAACGGCATTATTAAAAAAGGATAAGATATGAAACTGTCAGAAATTCTAAAAATTAACCAACAAGTTTTAAGAACTCGATCATTTGTTTTGGGTGGTCAAAACTTTAAGGTGCGCGTTCCATTGTCATCTGAAATGGAAGTTATAAACAAGCGTGTTTCTGAAGTTGATATTACAAAAAAAACGGAAGAATTAATTGCCCCGCTAATTGAAAAAAAAGAATCATTGCAAAGTGAATCAATTGTTTATCTTGATGATGATGTAATTGTTGACGGTCGATCAATAAAAGACTTGGCAAAAATTACTGCTCAGACAGAACAAAGAGTTTTGGAAATGGTTAAATTGCTTGTGCCGGAAATGGAAGGCGCAAGCATGGACGAATTAACTTACGAAGAAATTAATAATGAGTTTCCGTTTCCTGTGCAATTGGAATTGATGAAGAAAATTGCAGAGGTAATTTCGCCAAGTTATGAGGAAACGAAAAAAAACTAATAGGCTCATTGCGTTTGCAGACTAGAGCATATTTGCTGGCACATGGCGGCGATCCAGATGCAATGAGCGAGGATGATTTTAATATTGTGATGGTTGCATTAAATGATGGCTTTATAGGCAACAAGGTAATTTTAAACACGCTTGGATTACTTACTACTGGTGTTTTTAATTACATTCGCGGCAGCAGTTCTAAGGCGTATACACTTAATGAAATTCTTGGTTTGTCTTATGAATACATTTACAGACCATTGACTGAGCAACAAAAAGCAAATGAGGCAAACAAGCGATTATTGTTGTTTATGCAGATGATGCCCGGTGCAGAAGGAAAGTTTAATGTCTGAATTAACAACAGAGGGGTTTGATGATTTTGAAAAATTGCTAATTGAAATGGGCGAAGATTTTGGGTATCGAGAGACAACTAGAAATGTTTTAACAAAATCCGCAAAAGTAGCAATGGAAGCAATTGTATTGCCAGCAAAACAAATGGCAAGAGCAAATACAGGAAGAATGCGCCAAAGTATTAGAGTTGATTCAAGAATTCCCAATGATCGTGATTTAAAAAGTTTTTATGTACATAAAGATGATGCAGTAATTGGAATTGTATCTGCAAAACAAAGTGCTATTTCTTTGGGTGAAGAATTTGGAACCGCAAAAAAAGCTGGAAAACCATTTTTAAGACCGGCACTTGAAAGCAATCAACAAGTTGTATTAAGAAGGCTTGAATCAGCATTGGCGTATACATTAAACGCTTACAAAGCAAGAAAGATGAAGGGTAAATAACATGAGTATTATTGCGCGTCTTGGCGTTGTATTAGGCATCAATACTGCCGAATTTACAAAAGGCTTGGATGATGCAACCAAAAAAACTAGAGAGTTTGAAAGGAATCAAAAACAGGCATTAAAAGATGCAAAAAAATCGCAAGAAGAATTCATGGCATTTGCGGCAAAAGGGCTTGCCGGTGTAACTGCTGCTGCATTAGCACTTGGAAAAGCATTTCAATATGCAGATCAAATTGCAGATACCGCTGAGGCATATGATGTAACCATTGAATCATTGATTGCATTGCAAGCAGCGATGCAGGGTTCTGGTGGCGAGGCTTTAAACGTAGGCACATCACTACAAAAACTAGCAA